CATGCGCTGATTTTCCCAAGTTTCATCAATCTGCATAAGGGCCTTCCGGTTGAAAGCGGTGATAGATACCTGTTGGTTTTTTGGCTACATGATCGCCAAAGAATCATAGAATTGTACGAAAACTACCTTTAAAAAAACTTGTTATTATTGTCTGTAAATAGTTGCAATTAGTTGCAACTTGTGGCATTATATCTATGTGAGAAATTTAACTAATAACAAAAAGGAGAAAAAATGAGCAGTATCACAACATATAGTATAGATAAAGCTACTAGATTTTTAATAAAAGAGGTTGAGTATGACGCCGATACAGTGTGGACAGAAAAAACTGTTATTGAAGATTTAGGTGGTAATCACGACTTGACAAGAATATATATAAAACTTGCACTTCAAATATGGAAACCAGAAGAAATAGGCTTTTCAGATTTGATAGAAAAAGAAAGAAACAAAGGCTTCACGGCTTGGGAGTTTTTCTTAAAACAACATATTGAGGACACATGGCAACCCTCAATAACAAGTAAAATTATCAAATAGGTAAAACAACTAATACAAATCTGATAACTCTACAGTCTGGATGCCTTCCACATTGTAGGGTTTGAAGTCGTCTTTATCCTTACATTTCAACAATAAATCTAATGCTTGCTCATTCCTTTGGCGAGCATATACCAACGCTTCATCTGACAAGGTATATACCACATAAGGATATGGATGTTGTTTTTCTTGTGCTAGAAAGTTAAAACCTTTAGCAGTCAAGCCTAATACTCTACAAGCATCAACATAGAGTGCTGCTTGCATGTGATAGTTGAAACTATTGATTGCATTTCTAAAGCCACGAGGCGAAGCGTCACGGCATGTTTTAAGATCCCATACATACTCATTGTCATACCAGTCCATACGACACTTAAAAGGATGGCCATGCCATTCAAAGACTAGGGTGTGCTCTACTTTGTCGGTTTCTTTAGGTATGTAATCTTTGACAACCTCTCGGCGTTCCATACAAACGTCATACAAGTCTTGAGTAATAGCGGTACGATTACCAATGGTTTCCATAAAGTTTGCATATTCTTCTTTGCCAGATTTAGTTCTGCGGTCAAACTTTGGTTGGATTACAAACTCTTCACCAAACTTATGATGTTCTAAGAATACAGTGTGTTGCACTCGGCCCTCAAGTAGAGCCGGTGTTTGCACCATATCCTTTTTATTCTTCCAGCTGTACGGGCATTTAATGACCGAAGTTAGATCGTGAGATCTAAAGGCTGGTATCTCTGCATACACTTCATAAGGTATGTCGTCATATATTCCTGGTTTAAACTCCTGCATTTTTTTTCATCTCCTCTATTTCTTCTGGTGTTAAGTTAAAACAATTTAGATTGCCGGCAACAGTTCTGCGTTCACCCTCACCAAAAAAAGGATAAACACAATGTTGCATCCATGAAGGAAACAACAATAATTTGCCGGGTTCTGGTTTGATGTATCGTGATTGGGATGGACGCAAGCGTTCTGGATCTCCAATCTGATTTAAGCCATAGGTAAAATTAATAAATCCATCTATAGAACCAGAGCTGTTATAAAGGTCATACCTTTGTTCAGCCTCCTCATCTGGTCTATAGATTTGTTCTGGCACTAAAGTCCAAGTAGTAAAAGACAATCCCATATTGGATGCAGTCAAATGATCGTGTATTGGATTGTAGTCACCCTCAAAACTATGAACTGACCACAGCTTATCCATACTAATTTTCTTCGGCTGTAGAGGAGATTTGGTTAGCTCGACAAAATGTTTTAGATAAGCTGTGCTCAAACTCTCAACAATACTTACAAATGGTTGTAAGCTCTGGTCTGTAAAATCCATTTTTAATTGTTCGCCTTGGTGTATCTGACCAACCAAAGAGTCAGATGCAGACTCACGCTTATCATTGGACCTCAAAGCATCAAGATACTCGTTGAGAGTCGTCACTACCTCGGAAGGTAATTGGTGTTGCAACATGATTGCAGCTGGCAAAGAAAAAACTTGGTACTCAATTTGGTTACTCATGTTCTTGCTCTGTCAGTTTCACTAACTCAGTCATTATCAACGAATAGCCAACAAGATCGTCAGCGCTGTCAATATGCTCTGGGTTATTAATAATTCGGCAAGACTTAAAGACAATCATCATGGCACAGCACTGCGAGGGTGTAAGCTCTACGCCTAGAAGTCCACTCCAGGCATTTGCAAGTTGCACAAAGAAAGCATCTGGTTTGGCATAGGCCTCGCCTTTGCTGTCTAAAAGTTTTGCTATTTGTTCTGCTTTGTCTGTAAACATATTTAGGTGGTGAGCAACCGCCTCTTCGTTATGAAAAGGTTGGTGTGAGAAACTCGGAGAATGGTCACTCACCTTAACTGTTAAAAGGGTATGTTGTCTTCGTCGAAAGAGCTGTCGTTCATATCTTTGGCAGCTTGCTCGGTTAAGTTGCTAACCTCGTCTGCCATAGAACCTTGTTCAGATCCTTGTCTAGGATTGACTGCTTGATACTCATAACTACTTTCAATATCGCTTTGTTGCCAAGTTGGTAATGCAAAAAATATGTCACACATAGCTTTGCTTTCTGGACTTTGCTTACCTCTAAAATCATCAAGGTAAACATCTAAGTCAAAGATAACAGCGTCGTTGATAGTATCGACTTTCTTTACACCCTCTCTTGGCTCACGCAGTGCTAATATCTTTGGCTTGCCACCGGGTGAAAAATCAGTTTTTGCTGTATGACCTACTTCTATTCTTGCAGTGCAACCAATCAGATTGGATATATCAAAACCTTTGAGCTCTTGCTCACTGAAACTTTTACCACGCCAGCTCTCTAAATCTTTACGCAGAGCCGCAGCCTCAAACAAAGATGCAGTATAAGTTTTAAAGACACCAAAAGGTCTGCCGTCTTCCATGGTTATTGGATTGTTTTCTGGATCCAGTGCATGAGTAATTTCAAAACACAGATGCACTCTGGTTTTCTTGCTAGTAACACCTTTGTATTCTTGGTCAGTTGTGCCCATGTCTACAATGCTGTAGCAAGTGCCTTGGTAGATACCTGGTTGTAAATTTGGTAGATCTCCGCCACCACCTTCGCCACTAATTGTTAAGCTCATAATTATTTCTCCTCCATAATGTGTTTGCAAAATTTCATAAACTTGGATATTATTCTATAACCATTTGCAATACAAAGCAAACAACAATTTAACCGGGATGATTGATGTCATTAAAAATAAAGGGACCTAACAAAAATTTCAACGCACCATTCACAAAAGATTATGTATCTCAGTTTCAAGATTTTCTAGCCACTAATGGCTACGAACCCGATCCCAAAAAGGGACTGGTTACCGATGGCTCGGTAGGTCGAGCGTACATCAACATTGGCAATCAGAGAAAGCTCGTCGGCTGGTATCAAGCATGGCTTGACCAATCCTCCCCCTTTGGCCGTATTGGTGATTATCGTATCAGCACGGACCAGCCGACAGCGATCTGGAAACCAGAAAACAGTCAAAAGTTTCGCATGACTAAAGAACAAAAGGCCGAGATTGAGGAGCTCAGACGTCAAGCCGAGGTTAAGTCAGCAGAAAAGTATTCGCAGGCCGCGCAGCGTTCCCAGTCGATTTGGGAGCAATGTGAAGAGGTACAAAAACATGCTTACTTAGAAAAGAAACAGGTTTTGTCCTATGGGTTACGCAAAGACAAACATGATAATTTAGTTATCCCACTCAAAGACAAGCAGGGTTCTATTGTTGGACTACAGTTTATCGCTCCCGATGGCACCAAGCGTTTTCTCACTGGTTCTAAAAAAAGCGGTAGCTTTTTTCTTCTCGGCAGAGAAATATTTAAAACAAGCGACAGCTTAAATTACGCCGAAGGCTATGCCACTGCCGCATCTATATACGCTGACCGCTCACAGCCGGTGGTCGTGGCGTTCGATGCTTACAATCTTGTTAAAGTCGCAGAGGTTATGTATCAGTATTTTCCAAGGCATAAGCACGTTTTCGTGGCGGATAATGATGATAGTAAAACAGGTGAGAAAGAAGCTCAGAAGGCAGCAGCTTACATACAAAAGCAGGGCGGTTACGCCGAGATACAAATGCCAGAAACAAAGGGCGACTATAACGATCATAAGAACGAAGTTGAAGTGGTGGAAGGCGAGGTGGTCTTGCAGAATGTCGATGTCCCGGTGGAGTACGACTTTAGTCGTAGTGCAAGCGGACGCTTTCTAAACACCAAAGACAATATCGGTGGGGTTATGAAAGTGCACAATATTGATGTGCGCTATAACGTGATAAAGAAGAAGATGGAGATAGACATACCGGACACAACCTTTATCGCTGACATGCAAGAAGAGGCGTCGCTGATTGAGGTTGAAAACCGCTGTATTAATATGGGCATACCGCATACTAAGGTGAGGGATTATCTCAAGATCTTAGCGCGTGAATACAACCCGGTAAAAGAATGGATTGATAGCGAGCCGTGGGATGGACAAGACCGACTACCTACCTTTCTCAGTTCGCTGACTACAGAGGAGTCCGCGCAGCTTCGAGATTTGCTACTCAAGAAATGGTTAATCTCTTGTGTGGCTGCCGCCTATGAAAAGAATGGCGTTGAGTTAGAGGGCATACTTGTTTTGCAGGGCGCCCAAGGACTCGGTAAGACCTTATGGTTCAAGCGCCTATGTGATTACAATAAAGGCTGGCTCTTAGAGGGTGCAACGCTCAACCCTTCTGACAAGGACTCTGTAAAGAGAGCCGTTAGTCATTGGATTGTAGAGCTAGGCGAAATCGAGTCCACCTTTAAGAAGTCCGACATAGATCAGCTGAAAGCGTTTGTGACGTCGAAGACGGATGAACTGAGGCTACCCTATGACCGAGCCTTTACGACCTATCAGCGCCGCACGGCGTTTTATGCCAGTGTGAACGCACGCGAGTTTTTGACGGACACGTCGGGTAATCGAAGATTTTGGGTACTCGCTGTTAGAGACATAGACGTCAATCACGGCGTCAACATGCAACAGCTGTGGGCCCAGGTAAAAGAAACAATGTATGTGCCCGGACAAAAGAATTGGTTTCTCTCGCCAGATGAGCGTGAGCTCTTGCAAGATAGTAATGAGCAATATCGAACACAGTCTAGTGTGGAGGATCTTATCTTGGAGCATGTGGACTTTACGAGCGACCGCACTCAACCGGTACAAATGACTAAGCTCTTGCGCGATTTGGGGATCAAATCCCCGAGGATGCCAGACTTCAAAGAAGCAAGCCGTGTCCTACACGAAAGAGGCATCGAGCCGCGCAGAAGTAATGGCAAGAAGATATATGACATAGATTACACGCCGATTGAGGATGACCTGGGTGGATCATTAGGGAGTAATTGGAATGATTAAATTACCAAATAAGAAATACAATATCATATATGCTGATCCACCTTGGACATTCAAAACTTATTCTGAAAAAGGCAAAGAAAAAAAATCTGCTGAAAATCATTATGACTGCATGAAAATAGAAGATATATACAATCTTCCAATACAAAATATTGCAGATGATAACTGTGTTCTGTTTTTATGGGTTACTTACCCTTTATTAAAAGAAGGATTGCAAACAATAGAAGAGTGGGGATTTACTTATAAAACTTGTGGGTTCAGTTGGGTTAAAAAAAATAAAAAAGCAGACAGTTTCTTTTGGGGTTTAGGTTATTGGACAAGAGCAAATAATGAAATTTGTTTGTTAGCCACAAAGGGTAAGCCAAAAAGAGTATCAAAATCAGTGCATCAAATAGTACACGAGCCTATTGATAGACACTCAAAAAAACCGGTTGTAGTTAGAGATAAAATTGTAGAACTGTGTGGCAATTTGCCAAGAATAGAATTATTTGCAAGAGAAAAAGCAAACGGCTGGGATGTTTGGGGAGATGAGGTGATTGATGATTGACATAGTGCTTGGAGTGTTAGGTACACTGTTTGGGATGGTTGCTGCGAGCGTACTCTTGTTCATGCTGTATATGATATTTGATAAAGATTAGCAAATATATGCAAAGGTTTATAACAAAAGGGTATAGCAAAGGGTATAGCAAAGGGTATGCTGAAATGCTGTATTTATGGGGGTTTGAGCTACTATTAGTGTATAGTGTATATATATATAAAGATATTATTATTTAGTGGTTATAAGATGGTATTCTTATGGGTTACAAATAGGGTATTTAGAAATGGTTATACACTACCCTCTATACACTGGTTGAATTATGAATGAATGGCATGGCGGTAAAGGATCAAGAAAACGTCCGTATGATCCAAAGGTTTTTGATAGAGAGTTTGATAGAATATTTAAACGCAAGAAAGTTAAAGCAATGTGTGAAAAATGTGGAAAGTATATTGTGATAGAAGATATTAAAACGCATGACTGCAAGGAATAGATATGCCAAAGAAGATTAAGAAGAAACCAATCGCCGATGCGCCGTTGCAATTTGATAAAGATGAGGAGCACGGCTTAACTGAAATGCAGGCCAGCTTTGTTTGGCATTACACCGAAGGTGCGTGCGGTATGACGGAGGCAGCTAGAAAAGCTGGGTATGAGTTTCCAAGTCAGTCGGCGAATAAATTATTGAACGGCAAAGATTATCCAAATGTGGTTAAAGCTATCCGAATTAAACAAGATGAGCTCGCAGAAAAATATGCGATCACTCCACAAAAGACTGGCACAATGTTGTGGAAAGTTATGGAAAGTGCATACGAAAATGGGCAGTTCAATGCAGCGGTCAGTGCTATCAAAGAGCTAAATCAACTCGCTGGTTTATCAATCAATAGATCCCAGAACATAAACATCAATGCAAACCTAGAGAAGATGAGCAGGGAGCAAATCAAAGAAAGATTAGGACAGTTGCTTGGTGCTGAAACCTCAAACTATTCTGCAAAAGATAAATAGATAAATAACTTGCTATGGAGCGCTTTCCGGTCAGAAACAAAAAAATCTGGAAAAAAACAAAAAAATGCCGTAAGTCATTGATTTTCTGTGCTTTTTTGGGTGTGCAATCCTGTATTCTTTTGTGCAACTATGTGCAACTTGTGAGCACAACAGTAACGCGCAACAAATTGGAGTCCCTAGGATCGGCTTTTTTGCTGGCATTTGATTAATTAGGGACCCCTACCACCCGTATATACAGCAGCGCGTTGTAGTTGTAGCTATAACTAGGTTTGATACATTGAATCACAAGAAAAACTCAAGGCAAAAAAATTTTGTGAAAAAAATTTTGCAATGCGTTTGCAATTTTTTGCAAATTTTGAGAAACTTTATCAATGCCGATTAACTCCAGAAATAAAGGCGCAACATTTGAACGTGATATAGCGAAGATCCTCAATGGTTTTTTTGCTGACAATGACATAGATTTCCAAACCAAACGCAACTTAGACCAATACCAACAAAAAGACCTATGCGATTTGGATATACCCTTTCATGCGGTTGAGTGCAAATTCTACAAAGAAGGCGAATGGTTAAAGTCCGCCTGGTGGGATCAAGTTTGCAGTGCCAGTAATGGTAAGATTCCTGTACTGATATTTAAGTTCAACCGCAGACCGATTCGTGTTTGCATACCCCTGTATGCGATTAACCTGGAGTGGCCGCACGAAAACGACAAGATCTGTGTCATGGCGATAGATGATTGGCTTGATACATTGAAAAACAACTGGCAGAACTATGAAAAACATTTTGTGGTTACAACATGAACTATAAATTCAACAAATTTTATTACAAACCATTGCCGGACAATCTAACGATTAAAAATAGTGTTATCGAAGGCTTGGGACTCTTCGCAGCTGAAAAGATACCAGCTGATACAGATTTAGGTATGACTCACATTAAAATACCAATTATTAATGGCTACGTTCGTACGCCTTTAGGTGGTTTTTTAAATCATACAGAAACACCAAATTGCTGCTTAATAGAACTTTTGGATTGGGACGATTATAGGATTTTTCATTTACATACAATAAGTCATATTAACGAGGGTGATGAGCTTACTTTAAATTATCATGCAGACGAAAACTGATATTCTACCTAATCACGGCGTAACCGGTCTGTCTGTCAGCCAAGATGATGTAGAACTGTTCTTAGATTATGTGGTTGAAG